CTCTCGTTAAGAGCTTGCTTAAATTCTGCGATTGGTCCATCAACTCTAAATGCTTTCTTTCGAGCCGGTTTCCGACTCATCGTAACTTGTTGTTTTGGGAACCCTCATTCCCTAATAACTAATAATCCAGACGAAGACGCATAAACCCCTCATGGCCGATAAACCATGGCAGGGTCTTCACTGACCGCAGCAGCTGTTCCATGCTGATTACGGCTTCTTCGTCTAGATCATATCTGTTGAGGATGTCTGCAATAGCACACCCTCTGTCGACTTGAAACATTTGAGCACGGATTTTATGGTCGTCATAACCAAACCCGTACTTTGGCTCACAAAGCTTGGTGAAGTCACACTCCTGTGAACACTCCATCAATTTCTTCCTGAATTCACCCAAGATCGGGAAGTCTTCATGGACTTCACCTAATTGGGCTGCAACAGCATAAGCCATAGTCGCCACTTCAACGTCATTCTTCAGTGGACATCCCACTTTTCCAACTTTCAAAATCCTTGAGGGCAAAGGAGCCCAACGAAGACTAAGATCTTTCGAAACCCAAAACTTCCCTTTCAAGAAGGTTGCATTCCGAATGTTGGTATGGAAAAGCAGTTTTGTCGAAAATCCGAGCGTTTTAAAAGCTTGGACTGTATATCCGCGCTGACCAGCATATATCATGCCAACCATGTTGTTAACAGAATTGGATAACGCTGTGTTCATAGAGCCACTGCAACGCCTCATAAAACCCGGCTCGAATTCCATGTCAATATCTATATTAGATGATTTGACACGTTTACGAGATTTGGATTTTGAAACCGTTTCAAGTATTGCAGTGACCCCTTCCGGAACACCCAACTTCTGCATCATGTGGGAGTCAAAGGATATAAGATCCTGATTCTGACATTGATCGTATGACTTGTAATCACATTCAATGATCACTCCGCCATTGGAACCATCAATTATCAATGAATCATCACCCATGAAGATTCCACAAACCACACCCTGTGCGCTTAACTCTATCGCATTATCCAACCAGACATCGAGATCTGAAGAGTTCATTCCACCTGCATAGGTGAAACGATATCTTAACCCATTCACAACAAAAGTGTCTTTTAGAACACGTTTGTAGTTCGTGGTTGCTCTACGAGTCCAAGGTTGAATATGGAGTTGTAAAATAAGCGGCAAGGTGATTATGGTTCGCGGT